CCGAGAACAAAAACAGTCCCAGCCCTAGCGATAGTCTGCCAGATAGTCTTTTTGATGCCGCGCCAGTCGGTAATCAGCGAGCGAAGGTCACGAACATCGGTACCGGCGTCATCGTCATGAAGCCCGACTTCTTTTAGAGCCGATTTCATTTCCTCACGGACGATCTGACGTAACGCTATTTCGTCGATGTTCATGGCGACTCCTTACGGCTTCATTGGCCAAGTGATCGAGGTGGGGAAGCCTGCCTGCTGAGGTATGTCTCGGAGGGCTTGGCGGTAGGCCGCCCACTCGCTCGGAATTGCCTGACCAGATTCGAGAGACTTAATAACGACCCAGTCACACTCAGACAAAAGCCTGTCTCGCTGGGTTCTGGCGTTGGCTGCAAACTCGGCATCCTTCTGGGCTTTGTAGGCTGCTTCCTGTTCTGCTGCGGTAGTCTCGCCGTCAACGAATACAGGGCCAAGGATGTACTTGGTGTACCACTTGCCCTCGATCTGCTCCACGCCGTCACGCTGCGAGTATTGGTAGACCGTGCCGCCTGAAGCCTGCGGGCCCTCAAAGACATGATCAGCGCCCAATGCTACAAGAATTTCGTCTGTCGTCTGCCCCCATGTAGGGCCGCCGCTAGCCTGCTGGTAAGCACGAAACTCCTGTTCAAGCATGACTTGGCCTGTTGATCTGATTCGGATTTCCATGGTTACCTCTAAGCTATTGCCAAAAAGATATAGTTGGCAGAACTGACGTTAATGTTAGTTGCCGCAAGCTGATTGACGATAAATCCAGTGCTGTTCGTGTCTACGCTATCATCCGTAGTCACTTGGCCGGCATTAGTGTTTAGGCTAAGGTGTGGATCGTTACCCGCTACGATACCACGGGCAGAGTCCCAGACGTACCAATCGCCGGTGGAGTTTATGCGCTTTATGAGCACGAACCTTGCACCCCCAGTGAAGCCACAGTTGATCGTCTGGCTACTGCCGTTTCCTGTATAGCTGCCTACTTTGGAAACGCCTGCGAGTGTGGCGAAAAGGTAAGTGACGAAAGTGCCTGTGTTCTGATTCACATCGTCATTTGTTCCTACCGTAAATACAGTGGATGTCGGTGCCGTGTCGTTCCACATCGTATCCAGATCAGCCGTTGCAGCAGTGCTGTTCAAGACCAGATAATCAGTCGGATCATTGTTGGCATAGACAATCCAGTTATCTGCCGCGCTGCGTTTTTTGCGAATCATTAACTCAGGCACAGCGCCCAAATTGTGCGTGATCGTATGTGCCGAACCTGTGCCAGTATCGCAAACCACATCCATGAAGCCTGGGGCGCGGCGAAAACTCCAATAAACCGGTGTATAGCTAAATCCAGCATAAAAGCCACTGTCGATAATTGAAGTATTACTTTGAAGGCTAATGCCTGTTGTAGAAGTTTCCGCACCCGTATCATAGGCCAATAAATACACACTTGCAGAGCTAGACGTTGATCTTAGCCTGTCAAAAACTACCGTACCGCCACTTGCAGTATTTGCCGCCCACAGAGAGTCTACGGCAAAATTAGTTGTCACTGCCAACGGCGAACTTGGGGGCGTGTTATATACCTGTGGACTAAACACACTCGTCCCACTGGTCGGCACTTTCATCGGGCCACGGCGGATGGCGATGTAGATGTAGGTGTCTCCAGATGCGTTTACATCGCCACTGGCAGATAGAGGTTGAAAACCAGTAGCGGTTGGCCCGACTTTAGTTTGACTACTTTCAGAATTAGAATTGTTTGGGAACAACATTGCGTCTGTTCCGTTTGCCGTGAAACCCCGCATATTATCCATGAGGAACCATTCGCGGCCAGCAGTTGTGGCGTTTTTAACAAGCAACCACTGCGGCTCCCATCCGAGTGTTACGGACGGCCCTGTTGCCGAGCCATTACCAGTATAACTCCCACACGAAATAACATTGTCCGTCCCAGACAGGCCAAAGCCGCCTGCATCGTGGGCGAATAGGTAGGCTACGTAAGTGCCACCAGAAGCGTTGACGGTCGAATCAGTACCAAGTGAGAACACTGTGCTAGTCGGCGTAGTGCTGTTCCAGCGGGTTGCACCAGTGGCTTTGGCGGCCGCGGTGTTCAGCACCAAGTATTCAGTGTTGGCAAGGCTTCGGTGATAAACCTGCCAGTCTGCGGTGGTATCAGTACGCTTGACGATGATGCAACCCGGCACTGAGCCAAGGTTGTGCGCCACAGTGCGATTCGATCCCGTCCCCGTATACGTCACAACATCGAAGAACTTCGGCTGCTTGCGGAATGTCCATGAGGCGTAGGTGTTTGAACTTGCATTGATAGCCGATCCTGGGTCTAAATTAAGCGAAAACCCGTTTGAATTAAATGAACCAAACCCTGTGTATGCGGTTGCCGAATTTGTAAGGTTGCTTGAAAGCAAAGTGCCGGTGCCTCTTGGCGTGTCAAACAACAAATTGTTTGTGGCTGCTCCACGATTTTTAATCCACACCAGCCCACCCTTCGTGGACAGATCAATCCCGTTGGTTATTGTCTGCGTAGAGCCGTTGCCGGTGTAGAGAAAACACGAGAAAACGTCCTCGATAAATACCCGCTCAGCAGCACCGCCACCGAAGGCGTCGTAACTTGCAGACCCGCTGGTTTCTTGTAGTGGCATGGTTTACGCCTTGAACTGAGTGACTGAGGCCAACACGGTGAACGTGGCACTTCCGGTCTTGATTATCAGGTATCTATAGCTGTCGATGCCACTTGCATTTCCAGCAGTAGGAGCGCCACCGATCCAGCGCGTAGTGACACCAGAGGTAGTGCCATCCACTTGCACCACGTTGTTGTAGTAGGCCGTTGAGCCTTGGGTGACAAGGAAAGCAACGGTTGTGGACTGACCAGTGGACAATGCGGTGTTCAGACTAGTGCCGCTGGAAGCCCTGAAGTTAACCGTCCAGTTGGCAGAAGCGTTTGATGTGTAGTACAAAACAGATTGTGTCGTGATGTCATAGTTGATCGTGCCTGTTGCAGCAGTAGCCGATACAGTGGCAGTTTCAGCCGCGTCAGAAAGCACCACGCCAAACTTTGCGCTTGTGCCGCTGAACGTCTGAGTTCCAGTCCAAGTGTTATCAGCAGACAGTGAAACGCCAGCAGGCAATACAGTGGATGACCATGTAGTACCGTTAGAGGTAAGGACGTTGCCGCTAGTGCCGGGAGCTACAAACTGAACTGCGCTTGTACCGTTGCCAAGGATTACGTTATTGGCAGTGAGCGTTGCGGCTCCGGTGCCGCCATTGGCTACAGGGAGAGTCCCTGTTACCTGGGAGGCTAAATTGATGGTAGTTGCAAGTGCCGCACTATCCTGCCAGCCAGAACCATTGTAAATCCGAGTCGTGTTGCTGACGGTATTGAAGTACATCGCACCAGTGACAAGCGGGTTCCCGTCATTGTCCACAGTCGGGTCAGATGCCTTTGCGCCGAGGTATCTGTCATCGAACAGATCATAACTAGCCGCAGCATTTGATGCGCTTGTTGCCGCATTAGAAGCACTGGTACTTGCAGCACTAGCCGAGTTTGATGCGTTGGTGGCACTGGTACTTGCTGCGCTTGCGTAGTTGGACGCATTGGTAGCCTGTGTAGAAGCAGTAGAAGCAGAAGCAGCCGCGTTTGATTCACTTGTTGCAGCGTTTGAAGCACTTGTGGCAGCGGCGCTAGCACTCGATGCCGCAGCACTAGCACTAGAAGCAGCAGCAGCAGAAGTTCCTACCCACCATGAAGGAGAGCTGGCCGGAATGTGATTGGTGTTAGCATTTTGCAGCGAGGTATACAGAATGCCATCCGTCCCCACCACGTTTGCGTTGATCGCGTATGTCGTAGCAGACGACCACACCAACTGAATCGGCACCCAGTAAGTCGTGGCTGTAGACGGGTTCTGGTTCAGGTTGGAGTTCTGGAGAGACTGGTAAACAATCGTCTGATACGTCACTACAGAGCCGAGCTTGTATGTCGTTCCTGCGTTCCACTCCACCGAGTACAGGAATGTCCACGAACCTGTTGTGGTGACAGGGTTGTTGTTGACGTTGCCGTTAATCAGAGAGACGTAGAACTCGCCATCCGAGCCTTGGACTACATCATTTGCGTTGTAATCTTTAGACGCGATCCAAGCATTACCAAACGTCGAGGCCGTATCACCGACTGGATCACGCACTAGAATCTGCGTGTTATCAGACTTGGTGAGGATTGCTTTTGCTACGCCCTCAAAAAAGATATTTGGCTGTCTGCCAGCAGCAGTCAGAATCACCGGATTGGAGTTAGCGATTGTG